ATGAATATTACAAGTGTTGAAGATATTCGTATATTATCTAATCAATTATTATTTTTATTGTTTTTTGTAATCCTAAGTGCAATTTTTAGTTTCTTAATCGCTTATGTCTGGGGCAAAAGTTTATATAAGTTAGTTTTAAATTTAGTCAATAAAGTTAGGGTGAAACGTAAAACTTCTATACTTTCAGAAGACACAAGCGTATGGGATTCTTTTTTCTTTAGTCTTGAACAAGAAGAAGAACAGCCCATGATTGTAGAAATGTATAAAATGGATAAACCAGATGAGAGGGTATATGGAGCTGTGATTAGGATGTCCCGTCCTTTTGAGACGGAACGATCCTTGGTTCTTAATCAATCGCAGGAATGGGAGCGAGCCCATAAAGACTACCAATATCCGGTTAAACGAAGTTATGTAGATGTGAAATCGGGAATGGTAGTTAATGAGTTAGATTATTCAAATCCTAAAATACCTATTAATCACGAGGCGGTGGAGCCCCAAGTGTAGGCTTTTTCCCTGAATTATCCGGTAGCGGTCTAGAGCCACTAGCTGGTTTTGAATCTTTAGACATAGTAGAACCTCCTTTCTGAGTTAGCACATTTACCACCCGGTATCACTTCTTAGGTGGTGGTGCTGAGTATGTAGGTCTTTCTCCTGAACGGATTTCACGCGGTGTAGAAGTGGCAGTCGCTTTAGGAGTATTTGTTTGGTTTGTATTAGACATGGTAGAACCTCCTTTCTTCCAAATAATACAATAATTTTTGGAGGAATTCGACAAAAAATTAAGAGGTCATTATACAAGCTTAAGAGAAGCAAATATGCTTCTCTTTTTATTTTGAGGAGATGATCAGTGTGAAACGAATAGTAGACCAAGTAATTTATGAAAAGCATGTTAGCCAAGAAAATAAAAACCTAGTTAAAGATTTTCTAATCGAAAAGAAGGCACAAGGGAAAGCGGCAAGCACTTTACAGCAATACAGTTGGGACTTACGAATTATTTTGTTTCTAATACATGAACACTTCGAAAATAAAAATCTAATTGAACTAACGCGTAAAGACATTCGGAATTTATCTATTGTTTTTCAGGAAATGGGAATGTCTAATGCACGTGTAAATGGATTGATGAGTGCTTTACGTTCAGCACTCGAATTTTGCGCAGATGATGATGACTATAATTATGAATTCAATGTAGGTTCAAGGGTACGAGGTTTACCTAAGAATCCAATTAGAGAAATTACATTTATTACTGAGGACCAAATTAATTGGTTAATCGATGAATTACTTGAACAAGGGAAATATATGTTAGCAACTTATTTAGCGCTTTCTTATTACAGTGCAGCTAGAAAAAATGAGGTTTATCAGGTTCAAAAAGAAGAGCTGACAGAACGATATTACACAAATATTGTTCGAGGGAAACGCGGTAAAAAGTTTAGATTATATTACAATCCCCGAGTGCAGAAATGTATTCGTTTATATATAGATCAACGAGGTAAAGATACTATTCCAGATTTGTTTGTAAGAGTTTATAAGAATGGTGAACGAAGAACGTTAAATAAGAGTGCAGATTTGTTTGTAAGAGTTTATAAGAATGGTGAACGAAGAACGTTAAATAAGAGTGTATTTAATTATTGGTGCAAGATATTTGCTAAGATGCTATACGAAAAAGAAGGCAAGGAATATAAAATTAATCCCCATTGTTTTCGGCATAGTAGGTTGGATAATTTAAAAGTGCAAGGTGTGCCACTTGAAAAGTTAAAATCGCTTGCTAATCATTCTGATATCTCTACTACTGAATCTTATCTGAAGGATAGAAGTGAAGAAGATATTGCAGAGATATTTGGAATGGGTCCAAGTTACTTTGCGGCATAAAAAGGAGAGAAAAAGATGGATCGTATTGATGTATTACTGAAAGCATTTATAGCCACGTTTGGTGGTTTCTGTGGGTATTTCTTGGGAGGATGGGATGCAACATTGAAAATCTTAGTGACAATGGCAGTTATTGATTATTTAACTGGCATGATTGCAGCAGGGTATAACGGAGAATTAAAAAGCAAGGTAGGTTTCAAAGGCATCGCCAAAAAGGTGGTGCTTTTTCTTTTGGTCGGAGCGGCCGCTCAACTAGATTCAGCACTGGGAAGTAACAGCGCAATTCGTGAAGCGACTATTTTCTTCTTCATGGGTAATGAGTTACTTTCACTTTTAGAAAATGCTGGTCGTATGGGGATTCCCTTACCTTCAGCATTAACAAATGCGGTTGAAATTTTAGGCGGTAAACAAAAACAAGAAATTAAAAAAGGAGATGTTGGATAATGGCTAAATATAGTTTACACGGTGGTCACAATAATATTGTACAAGGTGCTAATTGGGGAAATAGAAAAGAACATATCATGGATCGTCAGGTGAAAGATGCGGTGGCAGTTAAATTACGTGCGCTAGGACATACGGTATATGATGACACTGATGAGGTAGGTAAAACACAAGAACAAAACTTAGTTAATATCGTTCGTAATTGTAATTCACATAATGTAGACCTTGTTGTCTCATTCCATTTGAATGCATATAACAATAAGGCTGATGGGGTAGAAGTTTGTTATTGGGATCAAAAGGGTTTAGCAGCTAAAGTATCAGCTCAACTCGCTAAAGATATTGGTTGGAAAGATCGTGGTCCTAAAGAGCGTAAAGAACTTTATGTTCTAGCTAATACAAAAGCGCCAGCAATCCTAATTGAGCTTGGATTCATCGATAATGATGAAGATATGGCAAAATGGAACGTTGATAAAATCGCGAATTCAATCGTTTATTCCCTAACAGGACAAAGAGTTGGTGGAAGTGGGAATGTAGCAACTCCAACTTCACCAACAAAACAAAACATCATCCAATCAGGTGCTTTTTCGCCTTATGAAACTCCTGATGTTATGGGAGCATTAACGTCCTTAAAAATGACTGCTAACTTTATTTTAAAACCCAATGGAGAAACGTATTTCATTTCTGATCCTACTTCAGATGCACAACTCAAGGCAATGTTGGAGTATCTTGATCGTAAAGGGTGGTGGCGTGACGTTAAATAAAACAAAAGAATAGTTTTATAAAAAATAAAAGCCGTCATTTGACGGCTTTTATTTTTGTTTGAATTTATTCTTTTTTTAAAGATGGGTGTTCCCAATAAGTGGTCGCTGTTTTAGGGATATTTTCAAAGGTAAAATTACTAAAGTTAATTTTATCAATTGTTTCGCGATTAAAAATTATTTTCATCACATTATCAACTTTTTTAGTACCGTATGGATCAACTGTTTCAAATTGCCAAAAGAAAGCAATCTCACTTATTTCTTTTTCATTGGCTACACCTTTTAAGATTTTTTGTGTGTCCATCCACATTCCTTGCTTAAACATATTGTCTGTAAGGTTATCACTTGCGTGGATAGTAAGTATAGCAATTTTATCATCTTCAGTTGCTGTCCCCATATTTTTGTTGATTTCTAAATTTGTTAATGATTTTGAACCAATGCTCGATTTTACAATATCCTTAATATTTTTTTCTAAATTATTATCTGTAGGAAGTGTTGTTGTGGAAAGACTTTCATTGGGATTATTTGAGTTTTGATTTTGATCAGATTGATAAGTTTTACTTTCAGATGAAGCGTAGGCAAAATCTCCAATAGAAAATAATTTATCATCTTTAAATGAAAATTTAATCTCTCCGTTGGTTATACCGTCAATTGATTTATATGTAATTTCAGTAATAGTATCAGTTAATTTATTTTCTTCTCCATCACCGCCAATAATTTTTCGAACTTCCTGGATAGACATTCCTTGATGGATGTTTTTAAATTCATCTTTAGATATTTTATTATCACCCCTAGTGGTCAATGTGAAAAAGGTAATGATTGCTAAAAAAATAGTTGCTAAAAATAAAATAACACGAAGCTTAAATTTCATTAGGTATCCTCCTTATTTTTTTCAATCCAAATATCTTCAACACGCATATCAAGAACCTTAGCTATTCTAATTGCTACTAGAAGTGTGGGTGTTCCGCCTTGCAGTAAATTAGTCATTGTGGAATTAGCTATCCCTACTTTCTTCGCTATAAATCCATACCTTAAGCCTTTTTCATCTACAATATGTTTTAAATTACTTTGAAGCATTATTCCACCTCCCAATATGTATATTCTAGTGAAACCATTTTTGTCCTTTTAAAAAATAAATTTCAGGAGGACAGGCAATGTATTTCATTCTAGTTCATATACCTATATCAAGACCACGAGGAATACCAAGTGGAACTAAGGACAGCAAGAAGGGAGAGGGCGCAAATGCGTTGGCAATATTCACACTTGAATGAAACGCCTTATCTGTATCCATCGAAGGAATTAAGAAAAATGTATAGAGAATCTAATGGTAAAAAAGAAACAAATGCGATAGTGGACCACATGGAAAGATATAAAGTTTTTGATAATCGTGAGTACAAAGGCTATTACCGTTTAACCAACGATATTATGGATGATTTATATGAAGATGATGATGAAGTGTTGGAGTGGGGAGATGTTATAAACGATTATCAACCCGTAATGACTTCAAAGGGACTACAACTCATTAGAAAAGAGGGATTCAAATGACAATCGTTGGTGAAGCAGTAGTGGTATGGACGGCAACTGGCTTGTCAGTTATTACGATGAAAGTCGCAGAGGAAATGGGCCAAAGTGTTCCACATTGGCTTCCAAGAATGACCATGTACACAACGCTTACAGGCTCGTTCTTATATCTTCTACGTTATGTTCTCTTTGCGTTTCTATAAAGGAAGAAGGTTATGGAATCTGAGTTGCTAGGGATAACAAGGAAACTCCCTTGTACGAAAGTTGTTTATTTGCGAGGGAGTTTTATACCCAATTAAGGGTATAAAAAGGGGGAGAAAAATGCTCGAATTATTATTGGTGCCAGCTACAGGATTAACAGTTGCATTGTTCGGTGAAAAGTTCAAACGTAAAGATGATGATAAGCGAAAGATACAAGTGTTCTTTGAGGTATCTGGAATCGCGATTAAGAGGGAAAACAAATTGTATTATCCGAAGTTTCAAAAACAAGTCGATGATGATCGCAGCACAACGTTTATTTATACCTTACCTGTTGGAATGCCAAGTAAAATTATTCAAAAAGTTGAGGATGTTGTAAGCGAAGGATTAAATAAACCTGTTCGAATCAAATACGATAACTATAAATTGAGGATACGTGTATTCCATAAAGAAATACCGAAGAAATGGGATTGGTCTACACGATTAGTGACAAAAGGAAAATGGTGCGTGCCTATTGGCCAGAGTTTAGAAAAAATTATGTATCATGATTTTGATGAAACGCCACATATGGCAATAGGTGGCTTAATTCGTATGGGGAAAACGGTGTTTTTAAAGAATATGTTTACTACCTTATCATTAGCTAATCCTGATCATGCGCATTTTTATTTAATCGATTTGAAAGAGGAAGGATTGGAATTTAGTGAGTACAAGAAACTGCAGCAAGTTGAAATGATAGCAGAAACGCCACAACAAGCGCATGCAATGTTAATAAAAGTCATGGAGAAGATGAGCGAGCGCGGAAAGTTCATGAAAGAACGTGGTATCAAGAATATTGTTCATACAAAAGAAAGGGATCGGTATTTTATCGTTATCGATGAAGGTGCGGTATTAGCTCCAGCAAAAGGATTACCAAAACCGTATAATCAAATGTTAGAAGAGTGTCAATATATGATTAGCCATATCACGCGAGTAGGTGGAGCGCTAGGTTTTCGGATTGTTTTTTGTACGCAATATCCTACTAGCGATTCATTACCGAGAGTAGTAAAGCAGATGTCTAATGCAAAATTAGGATTTAGATTACCTACACGTACTGCATCTGAAGTTGTAATTGATCAGCCAGGATTAGAAGTGCTGCCATCCATTCCAGGAAGGGTCATTTACATGAAAGAAACCTTCACTGAGTTACAAGTCCCTTTTATTGAAGATGAGATTATGTGGAAACATCTTAGAGAATATGAGGTGGAGAAGGATGAGCACATTGAAACAATTGAAGAAGGAACGTCAAATGATGATACTTGCGACGATTAGAAAGCTCCAGTTTGCCACAAGAAGGCATTTAATGTGTGTGCATGATATGGGTGGTATACGCAATGCAAATCGTATTATGAAAGATTTAACGCCTTTTATTAGTCGTGTTACTTACTATAAAGAATACGTTTACTACTTAAATAAAGAAGGGCATGCATTATTAGGGGAAGGAAAGGTTGTTTCTAGAAATAGAATGGAGCATGCAATCCTGAGAAATGAAGCATGGTTACAATTATATTGTCCCGATGACTGGCAAATAGAAACAGAAATAAAATATAGAAAAAATGGTGAGAAGAAAAGAATTATTCCTGATGTGAAGTTTCGGGATGAAGAAGGTATACTTCATGCGGTTGAGGTAGATCGTTCGCAGAAGATGAAAGTGAATGAAGAGAAGTTAAAAAAATATGAAGAGTTCACACAAATTTATAAACAGAAGTATAATGGCAAAATACCAGTTATTTATTTCTTTACAGTGACGAAATATAGAGAAAAGAAATTGGAAGAGTTAGCAGCTAAATACGATGTGTTTGTGAGGGTGTATGTAATAGAAGAAACATAAAAAAGTGCTAACAAGTTTGCAAACAAAAATGCAAACTAAATGAATACTTCTTAATAATGGTAAGAGGGAAATGGTCGCTGATATGTCCTCTAAACCCTTATATATTAACGCTTATTAACGTTGCATAATCATACATAATTCGTACTACTTCACCCGCACGCAATCTGGGCACCATGTAGTAAAGAACTTAACAACTACTGGCTCCTCGCTTGCGATGATGTCTTTGAATTCCTTGTCAGACTTGATTTCTTTCATGTTAGTTTCTCCTTTTTCACTATCAATATTTTTGGTTATTTAGTTGGTGTATTTGCTGTGAAAGGAAAACTTATAACGAGAGCCTTTCTTTTCGAATAATTCGTTAGCAAATTAATCCACCGCAGTTTCTTGAAGTCCTAGCATAACATGTGAGTAGATATCCAGTGTGATTCTACTTTTTATGTCCTAGTCTTATATGCATCTTAAATCTAGAAATGAATATTAGGAACCTCACTTTTCTTTATAAGCTTTTTCGTGAGCTGTGTCAAACTTCTGAAATTGTAAGGATACTATTTATTAGTAAGGTAAATTGTATTCATGATAGCCATTGCTATAAAGTTCTTTTCCTCATATATTTTTATGAGGTGTTGTGAGAGAAGAGATTAAGTGGCGTTAGCGGAGTCCCAGCAACAATTACACCTAAATAAAGTAATGCAGGTAAAAGAAGCAAGGCTAACAAGAAGGGAAATTGCGGCACTGTATAGAGTGAAAGAAAAACATGATATGGAGCGAGAAAGGAATCGTAAGAACATGTTAGGAAGTATTTAGCGGTAGAAGTCAGGGGGAATGTAGATGTGATAGAAAGACAGTATTACATTATTCTTTCAAAGGGAGTAACTAGGATGTTGAAATGGGTAAAGAAATTAATTTTTTAAAATGCCCACCCTGCATTGTTTGTGAGAAACAAGAAGGTGAGCTTCCATTAAATGAAATGAATGTAGTTTGTGAAAAATGTGACCAAATTACGTATGAACAAGACATAGAAAGAGATTCCTAAACCCTTTACATCTTATTCCATAAAAAACAAAGCTGGTGAGCTTCTGATTCAAGAGCTATTAAATGATCATTATTAATAGAGTTATTCGTATACATTTTGTTCTTTTGGATATTAAGGACCGTATAATTCACATCGTTATGTTCATTTGAAAATGTTGATTCGTTTAATAATGTTAGTGTTGAGTTGATGTTATATTTATCAATTCGCTCTTTTTTTCCTTTGAAAAACAGTTTAATAAGATGCGGCTCATCATTAATGAGCAAACCGAGTTCAGGCGATGAGCGGACGATTAAATGATCTGATAACCAATGCGATTTACCTGGATCAAACCAAGAGACGTCTTTGTTTTTAATAAATTTTTTGTACTGCTTTATAACATCAATGTAGTTTTGCTTTTTCTTCTGGTCAACAGTCTGTACTAATGTCTCAAAACAGTCAAAAGGAAGTTCGTTTTTATGAAATTTAATAACAGTTTCTCGTAATTGTTTCCAGTAATCAAAAACCGGGTGATATTCAGGTTGAGATTTTAAATTCTTTACAAAATTTGTTTTAGCTGCACTACTTTTCAGTGTGAAGTCTAAAAATTGTGTAAGTCCCACTTTAATTCCCGCCATGTTACACCCCCTTTCCGAACATTATTAATTCGATAGTGGAAAGGGAAATCCTGCATTTTTAAGTAGGTGAACGAGATGCTAGATGATGAAGGGCTGACGGAACAAGAACGACTCTTTTGTTTATATTACGTGAAATACTTTAGAGGGAAACAAGCTGTACGGAAAGTTGGGTATGTAAAGAGAAGTACGCATAGTACGAGTAGTCGATTATTTAGAAGAGAATGTATAGCATTTCAGGTCCAAGAGCTTAAAGCAGAAATGGCTGAATATATATTTGGGGAATTGATGAATGTATTGAATGAGTAAATCAAGATTGCTTTTACTAATACGAAAAAAGGTCCTGTTGTTTCCAACAGGACCTTTCCTAAAATGGCAAAGAGTAACTCTTACCTTACTCTTCTCGTATATAATACATGAAAAAGATAGATGTGTATACAACAAGAAATTCCAATATAATTATTTGAATATAGGGTTGAGAATAAAAAGGTGGAATTTAAAATAAGGAATTAAATTACAAACGCTGATTTATCAATTGTTTTGAATGTTTTTTTATCGATCCGTAGTAAATAAAGTGATATTGAGATAATGAGATATGCAATTTTGCATATCGGGTTATAAAGCTGAATAAAGGTGAAAATGATTTAAATGATATAGAAGTTGTGAGAGAGTAATACTGAAATTTTATTTACCTGTTTATTGTGTGAAATAAATTTATTTGAATAGACACAAAAATAGAGGTTTGCCTTAGACATTTATGAAGGTTAAGAATATTTATAACAAAAGGAGTAAATGCACAGGTCCGATTTTTGTAATGATGGAGGGAATTGTTGTGGATATAACTCAAAGTATGGCACGAATAGTGGTTAATGGGAAAGATCTTCCGTTTCGTTCAGTTAGTACTTCTGTATGGAATCAAGGGCCTGTAAATGATTTAATTGTTTCAACAAACCAAAGAGTCGAGGACTTTTATCAATTTATGTGGTCGCAAGTGCCAGTCACGCTTACGATGTATTTTCTTCAGGGGGCGGACGTAATGAGGTTTGCCAGAATTATTGGGATTAATCAAAGTGTGACGGGAGAATATATATATCATTTTTCTTGGGGATAAAAAGAATATAAAGTAGCTTAACAGCTGCTTTTTTATTTTGCAAAGAAATTTAGAAGGTGATGAATAGGAGGTTAGAAAAATAAGATTAGAGCGTCATATAAGTAATGTGTGATTAGCTAAAAGTACATTAGGGGTAACACTATGAATATAAAATTTTTAAGGCGCACAAAAAATAAAAAAACAGAGAGACATATTTTTGTCCCTCTGTTTTTTATATTATTCACAAATAGTTCCAGTTGCTATACCAGTTGGAGCAACACCTACTGGGACCGTATCTATAACTGTATTTGTAGCAGTATTGATAACAGAAACAGTATTGCTGCCTTGGTTTGTAACGTAGGCGAGAGTGCCATTTGGTATGATGGTTACTTGATCCGGGGATAAAGCAACAGGAATTGTATCAATTACCGTATTTGTCGCCACACTTATTACCGATACATTATTACTAACTTTATTTACAACGTAAATACGAGTGCCATCCGGTGTAATATCTATACCAACCGGTTCAGAACCTACGCTAATTGTATTAATAACAGTATTTGTAGCGGTGTTAATAACAGAAACAGTATTGCTGTTTTGATTTGTGACATACGCACGAGTACCATCTAGTGTAAAGACGATTATCCTAGGGCGAATGCCAACCGGAATGGTAGCGCTAACTGTATTCGTAGCAGTATTAATAACAGAAATATTGTTGCTTAATTCGTTTGCAACATATGCAAAGGCTCCATTTGGGGAAACAGTGATTCCTTGCGGAGCGTTGCCAACTGGAATGGTAGTAACAACTGTGTTAGTAGCAGCATTAATAACAGAAACTGTATTATTACCATGATTTCCAACATAAACAGTTGTGTTATTTGGAGAAACAGCGACACCAATCGGGTTGCTTCCAACCGGAATGGTAGCGATAACGGAATTTGTAGATGTGTTAATAACAGAAACGGTATCAGAAAAAATATTAGTAACATAAGCACGAGCGCCATTTGGTGAAACTGTTACTTCAAGAGGTGCATTACCTACAGTAATTGTATCAACCACTGTATTTGTTCCGGTGTTAATAACAGATACTGTATCATTTGTAGGGTCATCTATGGCTCCTGCGTTTGTAACATAAACAAGGAAATTACATGCAGGTCCAGTCGGTGCGGTTGGTCCAGTTGGCCCAGTCGGCCCCGGTGGACATTCACAATCTCCAGTAGGTCCAGGTGGTCCTTCTGGCCCTTGAATACCTTGCACCCCTTGAGGTCCAGTAGGTCCAGGTGGTCCTTCCGGTCCTTGCATGCCTTGCACCCCTTGAGGTCCAGTAGGTCCTTCGAGTCCTTCTGGTCCTTGAAGTCCTTGCACCCCTTGAGGTCCAGTAGGTCCTTCTGGTCCCTCCGGCCCTTGAATACCTTGTACCCCCTGAGGTCCAGTCGGCCCTGGTGGTCCAGGAACTCCCATTCCAGTCCCAGAGCCAGTGGGTCCAGGTGGTCCAGGTGGCCCTTGAATACCTTGTACACCTTGAGGGCCAGTAGGTCCAGGTGGTCCTTCTGGCCCTTGAAGCCCTTCCACGCCTTGAGGACCAGTAGCTCCTGCAAGTCCTTCCGGTCCTTGAAGCCCTTGCACCCCTTGCACCCCTTGAGGACCAGTAGCTCCTTCTGGTCCTTCTGGCCCTTGGACACCTTGAGGACCAGTAGCTCCTTTAGGTCCTGAAAATCCTCTAGGTCCAATTGCTCCAGTAGGACCGGGTATTCCAATAATATTTAATAGAGAACTATTCAATATTCCTTGTAAAATTAAGTTGAATGTTTGTTGCAACAATGGGTCCGATATATTGGAACAACTAATGAGCGAAGATAAATTTTGGAATAGAAATTGGAATAATGCAGAGATTTGAGTAAGAGATGCAGTAGGTAAGGAATTGATTAATTGAGTTATAGTTCGTATAACTAAATTTCTATTTGGAGTATTTGGTTGCACTGTAATTATTAAATCATGTAATGCCTGTAATGCAGATTGGAGTATTTGTATAGTTGTCGGATTTGGCGTAGTAAAGAAAGAAAGGATAGCTTGGTTTAATTGGTTAATTAGGGACAATAATTCTTGTTGTTGAGAAAATGAGAAAAAAAACAGGTGTACAACAATTACTTTGATCACAAGAGGATATAGAAATAAAACAGGGGAATTGAAACTTTTCGCACGGATCGTTTGAGTTTTGATTATGCTTCATAATTACCTCCTTTAAAAAAATTTACATGTTAAGTATGTCTTGAAAATTTGTATCCTCTACTGAATGTGAATTATTGGTAAGTGTATGTGTAATGTAAAATGTTCAGGAATATTTTTCTTCTAAGTATATGTTTAGAAAATCGAGACGTTCTTATGGGATGTATAATCAATACTTGGTTATTAACAGAAAGTGTAAGTAAGACTACAAAACAAAATGGAAGTATATTTTTATTAGCTTAAAACATAAAAAGAGTAATCTATGAGATTGTTGCTTGCAACTACTGATTTAAATGCTTTTTTATTGAACAAAACGCCCATTTGAATAGGAGGTTAATGGTGAGGAAGACATTAGAAGAATTAGAAAGGTGTTATAATGAAGCCTTAAATGAAGCCTTAAATGAAGGAGCAGAGTATGTAGCTGTTCAGATTAAAATAGATGGACTTTCTAGCGATGAAGTAATTGTTAACGACAAATATAACATAGATTCTAAACTAGCGTATTACAAGAAAACGTACAATGAAGATCTAGAACATAAATGGAATCCAAGAATTCGTATTGTAGGTTTTGCATATAGTTATTCATTTTCAGGAATTGTACGCAAATTAGGATTACTAGTTTAGTAGTGATGAAACTTAAGATAATTATTGAGGTGGATACCACAATTTAAGTGGTATCTTTATTTTGTTAAGGAATAAATAAAAAAGAGAGCTTAAGCCCTCTTTTTAATAAATGCCTAACTTTTATGCACAGATTGGAATTCCTAATGCTATTAAAGTCAATGCTACTTGAAGAGAAAGTTCTAATCTAGCAATTTCGATTCCAGCAACTGATACCACTAAAAGAGGTTGTCCATTAACGAACAAAACACAACTTTCCATATTTACACCTCCCTTCTAGTAATCTACTACAATATATGAATTAAATTTATATAACGTTATAGTTAAATTAATGAATTGCATAAAATTGATAAATTAATCTATCATATAAAATGAATTTTCATTGGTCTAACAACTGCTTCTTTGTCACCTTATATAAAGGGTATGAATATATTAGTAGTATATAAAAGCATAGGAGTGATAGATATGTTTTTTGCAAAGCTACGTGGTAGAAATGAAGTTCCACCAGTAGAAACAGACGCTCGAGGGGAGGCTTTCTTTAAATTAAGCCAGGACGAGCTTAGCCTAAAATTTAAGTTAGATTTATTTGATATAGAGGATGTAGTAGTTGCCCATCTGCATATTGGAGCAAAAGGAACTAATGGTCCTGTTGTAGCTTTTTTATTTGGACCTATAACAAATCCGGTTTCAATAGAGTGTGCAACGCTTACGGGAATAATTACTCAAGAAGATTTGGTTGGGCCGTTAGCGGGTCAAACATTATCTACTCTTGTAAATGAAATCATATCTGGAAACATTTATATTAATGTTCATACAGTACAACATCCTAATGGTGAAATTCGTGGACAATTGAATTATTGCTAA